TTGCGAAAAGCGCGGCGTGCACCGTGATCGTTACCGACCGCTCGAAATGCCGCTCGTTTGACGAGAGCGAAACTGGCCCGTCCCGAAGGATGCCGAAGACGAAAGCGTATTGAGGCCGGACGGCGTTGAGCTTTGTCTTGAGGCCTGTAATATCGTGCGAGACGCAGAGCACTTGCGACCACAAGTTTTCCATCGCCATTTGATCCATGTCGTCGGCCTGCACGATCAACGCGATATCGACGCTGAACTGGAAAATGGCTGAGTCTATAATGCTCTCGCGCTGCCGCGTGCATTTCACGAAGCACGCCGGCAGCGTCATCGTGCCGAAATTCTCTGCGGCTGTTACCACTAATGCGCTCTGCATCTCTTGCTGAAGCGCAAGAACAAAGGTATCAGTAAGCGCCTTCTCCAGCGTCAGGGTGTATGTCGAGTCCGTTATCATTCTCTTGGGCAGTTACGTCAACAAGCCCAAGCCGCGCGATCTCTGCATCGCATTCGTCTTTTGTCCCTACGAATAGCACGCTTTGCGTCGAGATAGCTTTCTCTGTTTCGTCGAAAAAGATGATCGTGCTCCCATCGTAAACAAGCTTCCATGCGGTTGACTCGTCGAATGCCCAGCCCTGTTCGTTCGGTAAAATTGTCATGCGATGGTCAGCGTAGAGTTTGCCGAGTTGTATGTGCCTGTTCGCCCTGGAGCGCCTACCAAAGTGACCGAGGCATAGGTGTTAGTCGTCGATCCTTGGAAAAAGCGAAACGTCATTCCTGCGGTGGGCGGAACATTGAAAGAAACGGAAAGTCCGGCCCCAAATGTGGCCGTTGCCGTCGATGCTCCACTTGTTTTGGAGGCTACAATCAATCCAGCTGTGCGTGTTGTTGAGCCTGTGTACGTCAGCGTTCCCTGCAAATCAAGGGTCCCGTTTCCAGTTTTATTTATTCCTCCGGTTCCTGAAATATTGCCTGTAATTGTTATGGTGTTTGCACCAACGGTGCGATACTGAAGGGAGGTGCCACTGATTAGAAAATCATTAGGCAGGGTTACATTGCTCCCCGTATCAATTCGCCCTGCGCCGCTAGACTCCGTAAAAAGCCCCGCCCCAAAAGCATTGCTAGAGTTGTATACTATATAATTCGCTATCCCACTACCGACATACGATGTGCCTCCAGAATAGGTGTTATTTCCGCCTATCGTTAAAATGTTAACCCCCCTTTTTTCCAGCGATCCAGCCCCGCTAATCACTCCATTAAGTGTTGATGCGCTCGTAACTGTAAGAGTCCCTTGGTTGATTTGCGTAGGCCCAGTATAGTTGCAAACTCCCGAAAGCGTCAGTCCACCAATGCCATTTTTTACAAGCCCGATAGTTCCAGAAATAGCAGTCGAAACGGTCATCGCCGCATATTGCATAAACTGCAAAAATGAAGATGAGACGCTGACAATTCCTGTAACGGAGGATGCCTGCACTCTCGCTGCGGTGGAATCGGTTAAGATCATCCGACGATAATATATAGCGTGTTTGCGGCTGGCGAAGTGATGGCAGAATATCCAGCAGACGTGATCTGCATCATATTAGTGATCTGAGTCGATCCCGTGATGCCACTCGTCACCGACGTGACGTAAGCGCCTGCCGGTTGTTTTGCGTCGAAAGCCGCCCAGTCAAGTGCTGTTAAATATCCGTTTGTCAGCGCCGTTGCCGCTGGCATCGAGATCGTCGGCGTTGTTCCTCCGCTCGAAACAACGGGCGATGTTGCTCCAACCGATGTGACCTTCCCGCTGAGATCCGCTGAGAGTCCGCTTATAGTGCCTACGGTCAAAGTTGAGTTTGTCCAAAGCGTAACAGCCGAGTTCCAAAGTATGGCTTGGTTGTTTTGCACGGAAGTCACCAAGACGTCGTGCAGTTCCTCAAGCTCAAAGCCGTTTTGCGGTCGAATATATAGCTGGCCGTTGCCAGCATTCGCGCGTTCTACAACGCCGATAAAAACAATGTGATCGGGTTGCGTTGGCTTAACTCGCGTGAATGCGCCTGGGGTCGTGTCGAGATAAATAGAGTCTCCGGACACATAGGGAGAGCCAAGCGAAAGCCCATCAAGAACGCCTTGCGTGACGATAAATCCGACTTGGTTCGGAGCGATGCTCTCGGCAACAAGTCCGATAGTTTTCGATGAGCTTGAATCAGCCACATTCGATGCTCTTTTTACGGTCGCTCGGTTGCCGCTTGCGCCGAATAAGTAAACAACTTCACCCTTTTCGAGCGTTGTGGCCTCGGCATTGCGGACGTAGGCGACCACCATTGATCCCATTTGAAGCTGCACGTTGCCGCCTGCCAGACCGACTTGCGGAGTGCCTTCGGTCGTGTTCCAAAACATCTTGCCTATTGCTGCCGTTTCGGTTGCTGCTACGTTAAAATTTAGCGAGTCTGCCGGAACGTCTGGAAGCATCTCGATCGTGCGCGACTGCGAGAAGTCGCCGCCGCCGGTTAGTCCTGTGCCTGCCGTTATCGCCGTTATCTTGAGCGCCTTTGCATCGAGAACCGTTTGAAGATCGGTCTGGTTTGAAAGCGTTCCCGTGATGCCACCCCAGATCGCTGCTCCGCCGCCACCGCCCCCCGTCACCCATTCGGTATCGTAGTCGTTATTAGTTTTCTTCGCGAGAACTTGACCCGTGAAGCCCCCCGTGACTACGCCTGGCCCTACTGGCCCAGCTGGCCCCTGCGATCCGGTCGGCCCCGCTGCGCCTGTTACCAACTCGGTGCGGAGAATTGGTTGATAGTCTACTTCTGGGACTTCGCGTCCCTCGTCTTCCGGGAAAAAGATGCTCATTTGTTAATGTCCTCAAGCGTGAAATCTACCGATACGGCGTCTTGGGATAGCTCTGCGGACGTAACCCGAAAGCGCCTTCCGCCGATGACGAGAACATCTCCGAGAGAAATAGTCTGCACGAATGCGTCGTAGATCGCCGTAATGGTCATGGATGCGGAATCCATGAATCCGCCGTCTGCCAGGCTGTTGTCGCGCCGGTATGTTGTCCGGTTCGCAAGAAAATTGCGCTCTCCGAACGTGACCGCAAGCGGCAACTCGTTCATTATCGCGCTTAGATCGTTTGTAAATATATCGAGCAGTCCCACAAAGTGGGCTTCACGTCAAAACTTGCGCTCGATACGGCGTTGGTTCGGATGTTTGAAATCGTGTTTCGGACTATCGGAAATATGAACCCAGCTTTTACGGAGTGCCGATGCAAGGATGCTGGTCGAAGTGTTAATCGTAACCACCTCTTGCGCGTCCCGAATGTAAGCGCACATATATTCTATACTCTCAAATTCTGCCATTCCGTGAGCGGCCTTCCCAGCGCAAAGAACAGGGCGGCCGTTTGCGACTTGATGCGCGATCGTAATGACGTCCCTCACGTCGATCTTTTTATCCTGGCTATATCCGGTCGGGAAACAAAGAACCCATGACTTGAGTTCGGGCGGCGTCACTATTGCGGGAGAGTTTAAAACAATCTGACGGCCTATGTCTTTTCCTTCTGGGAAGAGTCCGTAAACGTAGTCGCTCCAGCCTAGCTCGCTTGCACAAAAATCTTCGTGCAAGTCGGGCCAAATTTGCAAGTTGATGATGCGGTGAAAGCCGCTGTGATCGTTCTGCGGGTATAGCGGTTTGCAATAATCCACCATCTCGAAAAGACCGTGATACTCCGGCAGGCACTCGAACATCACGTTGTGGCCTTGATCCGCGAAGTGCTTCGCTATCGGCAAGCATCGCGCAATGTCTCCGAGCCGCAAATGGTAAACAATTAAGATGTTCAAAACGTATAGTATTGTTCCCGCGTTTTCCCTGCCACCCACCCATGAAACCCGAAGGAACGATCCGGCCCTGCGGTATTTTCTTCAACGTAATGCTCCCACGAAAAGGCTGCTGCTACGTTTACTGGCGCGTATTTGATGCCGTTATCGCGGAAACCTTGCTCCATTGTTCGACAAAGGAAAACATCCCCTGCCTCGCCCTTCCAAAGCGCTTCTGCCTTTGCTGCCATCTGTAAGAATTTCTGACTCTGGAGCGTGAATCCGGTATTGCCGACACGATGTCCGACGTTCCAGAACGCTGGCCAAGGCGCTCCAATCATATCGTATTCGAGCCATGAATCCTGCCATAGGTGTGGGTTTGCAATGAATCCATCATGCGTGCAAATAAGCGCGTGCGAAGTGTCGAAATAGTCGGCAAAACGGCCCATCTCCCAGTGCATCGCTTGTTGATATGTGCAGTCCTCCGCGATATAAACGGCATCACCGAATCCACCCAATCCGCAAAGGTGTTTAAATAATTTTCCGCTTTGTTCGTGTCTTGATTTTAAGCCTTCAAAGACGATGAGAGTGACGTCTTTATTCATTTTTTAAATTTCTTAGTTCTCGATTTTCAAATGTTAATCGCAAAACTTCATCTTGCGAATCGCGCAAACTTTGCCATGCGGCACTTAGTTTCTCCCTCGCCTCGTCGCGCTCGCGTTCTAGTTTTCCACATTTCACGGTTAGCGTTGCTGCTAAGCGAGTCGGCGGGTGATCGGCTGTCGCTGCGTTTCGGACAATCGCATCAGTCTCTGGTGTTGGTTGGTTATTCATTTCGGGTGGAGTTCTTCAAAAATTCCTTTCGCTCTTTCATACTCCGCAGGATCGTTCCCACGTTGATATGTCGCATCGAGCGGGCGGTCTTCAAAAAACGGGTGATGATGTACGATGCTAATATCACGAGCGTCCACAATCGCCCCATTTTTCGCGGCACGAAAGGTGAAGTCGGTGTCGCTGTACACGTTTCGGAACATTGGGTTAAATAGTCCATTTTGCTCATAATATTTTCTCGTAAGAATCGCCATGCAAAGTAATTCGTCTTTGCGGTAGCCGTCCGATATCCGAAGCACCTGCGGTTGCGAAATATCAAGTCGTTTCTCGATCATCTCGTCCCACCCTGGCGGGCACTCCCAATCGTCCGAGAGTTGAATCATGATGTCTCCGTTCGCTTGCGCGGCTCCGAGGTTCCAAGCTCCGACGGAAAAGCCTTTTCCTTCTTGCGTCACAGATCGGAAGCGCTTTAGAACGTCTGACGTCTCGTCGTCGTGATCGACTGCAAAGATATGTTCTACGCGTTCTGGGTGCGTTGCGCGGGATAACCATAGCGTCATACATTGCACGGCCTCCACGGGCCTTCCTCGCGTTGCATGAACGAGTGATATCTTAGGCTTGTTCGATCCTGCCAATGTTTCGCGCTCGATCTCTTCGGCGTCTTCGTTGCGTCCGAGAAGTCGGAGCACCCAAGCATAGAGTTGATCTCCTTTCCATCCATACCATTCCTTTCTGTGCGTCCATTGTGGGAATTTAGGAGTTGGCACTTCGAGCATTTCTTCCACCACTTTCAGAGCTTCTTGGTATTTTTTATCATCAAGCAGAATGCTGGCTTCTAGCCCGTAGGCTTCGCGGCGCTTAGGCTCAAGCTCTCTAGCCTTGCGTGCAAGGTTGAGCGATGTTTCCCCGCTCGTAATGTTGGCGCAGTTTAAAAGAATCTCGTAGCGGTTGACGCCGTCCAGATCGCTCAAGGCCAATGCTTCGGAACCGTATTTCGCTGCGAGTTCCTTATTTCCGGCGATGAAGTTCTCGTAGTGCAAATAAAACTTAAAATGCGAAGTCATCCGGTCTTGGTGCATCAATATGCGGCGGTTGCGCTCGCTGCTGTTGCGATGACCTAGCGGCGGTTGGTGGACTATTTCAAGATCGCGCCGCATATACACCTGAACATCTTTTGTAGGCTGCGCGTTTTCGTGAACAGGGCGATGCCACCATGCCGTCTGGTAACGAAAGAAACGCTCGCGTGGGGCGCGTTTCCCTTGTTCGGGGATGACGTAGTCGGTCAATATCCAGTCCTGCTCTGGTGGGCATTCATCAAGAGCGGCGAGCGTAGGCGCGACCATGTGCGGCTCAATAACGTCGTCGCAGTCTGCCCACATCACCCAACCTTCTTTTCCGGCGAGCTCGTAGGCTTTCGCGAATGCTTTGTTCCTGGCCTCTCCAAAGTTGTCGAGATGTTCCCAGTCTGCCACAAGCGGAGAGTTGAAATACTCGTCAACGTGGCAACCTAGTTCCTTTGCTATTTCAAGAGTTCGATCTGGCTTGAGTGCTCCGATTGCGCGGACGACAACAATCTCGTCGCATATCTGCTGGAGTGACTTAACGCATCGATCGATGCGCGGTTCTTCGTTGCCGCAAATTAAGCCTGCGACCAGCTTCGTTTTTTTGTTCATGTTTACACTTGATGTATATGTCAACAAAAACAAAAAAGCCACCCCTTTCGAGGTGGCTTTTCCGATGCTTACTTGCGGGGAATCTTACACGTATCCGGTTGTGATGCGGATGATGCTGGAACCGTCGATGACTTTCTCGGCGCTGTTCTGACGAACACGGAGAACGTCGGCGCGGCGAGCTTCGTCACGATAGGTTTCGGAAACGAAAGGCACGGGACTATCAGCAGCCCATACAATCGTGCGGCCGAATCCACCACCGGAGAAGTCTCCACCAACCGTGTTTGCGAGGGCCATGTAGGTATTAGACCAGATGAACCCGCCGGAATACACTTGGCCTTTTTTGGCTGTGTTTTTGGGTGCGCGGCCTACGAGAACGCGGTCGACTCCGACAGCGGCGGCCACTTCGCCTTCGCTCAAGAGACGGCTTTGATCCGAAGGAACGATGCCAAAGAACTGGTTCTGAACCTTAGCAGAGCGGCGGATGCGCTCGAACACAGGCATTGACATGATCAAGGTGTTAGCAAGAACGCCGTATTTGGCGAGTTCGAGCTTGGCTTGAGCAACGTCGCCGGGAACGTCGAAGCTGGTGATGTTCGCGTCGGTGTAGGCTGCCGATGCGCTGATCGCTGTCAGTCCGTTGGCGGCGAATGCTGCGGAAGCAACACGAGCCTCGTGCGAGACTTGGATCTGGCGCAAGAGCATGCTCGCGATATTGACTTCGGTGTCGAAGAAACGATCGAGATCGCGGCGGTTGGAGTCAGGAAGAACCTCTTCGAGACCGTATTCGATCGCGTCGAACGAGTCGCTTGTGAAGCGGCGGCTTGTGCGTGGGTATCCAGCACCGGCGGCGATCTTGAGCGCGTCGTCGTTTAGGGCTTCGGAGTCGCCGAGGTTCAATTTCAGATATGCGCCGGAGCGAACGTCTGAGCTGAACACGGGCATGACTTCGGTGCCGATGAACAAATTGTTTTTGTTGCTGAGACCTTCGAAGACAGCCTGGGCGATGTCTGCGCGAATGGTTGTGTATGAGAGTGCCATAGTAGTGTTAAATTATTGGTTGAATTTAGGAACGTATTCCACGATGTCACCGGCTACGCCGCTGTTGATCGCGATGCCGAGAGTCGCTGCGCTTGGGGCGAGCGTTCCGACGATGGTTCCGTTCGTCACAGCGAAAACCGAGCTGCCTGCGGTAACGATACCGGCGGCGGCTACGATGCCGAATTGTGAAGGGAAAAACATTTTAACAGCGCCTTGATCAGCGGCGGCGGTGTCGTCTTGGACAACTCCGATTGCTGCGGCTCCGGTTGATGCGGCTTGCGCCGCGTTGTCGCCTGACACGCTCACGAGAGTGTTGGCGCTAATAGCGGAAGCGAAGTTAAAACTCCGGATTCCTAGGTCGTTTTGTGTTGCCATAAATTAGTTGGATTAAAAGTTGAGTTGGTTGTTGTCGCGTGCCTCGATGTAGGCTTCGCGGTGGTTACGCATTGCGAAGCGGATAGCTTCGGTGCGGCTGCCGAGTTCCTCGGTTTTCTGGGTGATGATCGCTTTGAGATCGAATTTCTCTTCGGCCTTTTCTTCAGCTACTACGGAAGCCTTTACTGGGGCGGCTCCGAAGTTGCTGATGATAGTGTCGAGTTTGGCTTCGAGTTTGGAAATTGCGCTGAGTTCAGCGGCCATCTCTTCCTTCATAGGCTCTGCGGCCGGCTCTTCGGCTGGCATTTCCATTTTGTTCTTGTAGTCGCCGAAGGCGGTTTCAAGAGCGGCGAGACGAGAAACGATGTCGGCGATGCTGACCTCGTCCTCCTTTGGTTCGATTT